AACATTTCGGTGTTTATATTGGATTAAATAGATTTATCCATCATAGAAAATACATAAAAATTGATGAACTTAATCAAGAATATAGAGATAAGATAAAGTATATAATTAGATGGAAAGATATTTAAAATACGAAGGATTTCCTTATAAACATTTAGGAGATAATCCTGATACAGGTATAGATTGTTTTAATCTCATTCGATGGGTGTATAAACATGAATTAGGTATAGAGATACCTCTATCTACTGCAGATTTTTGTAGTAATCCAGAAGAAAAATGGTATATAGAAACTAATAACCATTTGTTTGGTAAGCCTAGTGCTGAGAGAGCGGGGTTTAGGTCTGTTAAAACTCCGAAAGAATACGATATGATTATTATGTCTATTGGAACTACCAATATTGCTAATCACTGCGCTCTCTATCTTGGTAAAGATAAAATTCTACAAACTATGATAGGTAATAACAGTTGGATAGCTCCTTACGGTAGATATTATAAACAATATACGGTGGATATTTATAGATGGCATCAGTTTTAGAAAAATTAAAAGATCAAATGACTACTCATTTTATTAATGAGTATCCTAGGGAGGCATGCGGTATAATAACTACTGACTGGGAGTATGTGCCTTGTAAAAATATCAGCGGATCTCCAAAAACTAATTTTATCTTAGATCCTGTTAGTTTATTACAATATGAAGATACTACGTGGGGCATAGTTCACTCTCATCCAGGAAGTGATAATCCTATACCTAGCGAAGAAGATATGGCCAGCACGGTTTTTGATTGCTACAAGTTTATAGTAGGTTTCAATAACCGTTTCTATATTTATTGGTATGATAAAAAACTAAAATCTCTTATGTATGAAGAGTTAGAAGAGCGACATCTTGTCTAATGTAACCGTATCATTTCATAAAAGTCTTTTACCTTACACTAATGGTATCAAACAATTAGAAATGACGACAGATGTCATCTATTTCTTGTTTTTAAACTCTCTGAATCTATTTCCCGAGTTAGAACGTCTTGTAAGACATGCACGATTTAGTAAGCTTGAAGAGATAGCTATAATCCATAAAGGTAAGTGTCTATCTCCCGAAGAGTTTTTATTCTTAGCTAAAGATGGAGAGACTTATCATATAGTTCCTATTTTTCGTGGTAGTGGACTTGAAGCTATGGCTATAGGTTTTGCCATAGGTTTTGCCACTAGCTTTACTATATCTTTAGTGCAAGGAGCAAGTTTCGGTCAAGCTTTACTAAGAGGTTTAATAGGCGGAGCTGCAGGCGCCTTAGGGGCTGGAGCCTTTCAATCTTTTGGGACGGTTGCTTTAGAGGGAGCATCTTTAGCTACCGGTGGATTTGCTGCCTCAGGTATAACAGCCCCAACAGTAGGATCTTATCTAGCCGCAGGACTTGCAAGCGCAGTGGGTAGTATAGCTCAAAATGTATTAGTTCCTATTAAACCTAAAATTAAAAGTATGGATTCTGCTGATTCTGGAGATAGGCGTAATAATGATGCTTTTGATAGCCAGATAAATACTGTGCACCCAAATCAATCTATACCACTTAATTATGGTATGTTAAGAGTAGCAGGGCAAATTATTAGTGCAGATGTAGATACTATATCTCACGATAAAGGTGCTATAATATCGGTGGCAAGCTATGTATAATATACGCTTTCATAAAATATTATTACCATCCAATTCACAAACCCAAATATCAGCTGATATTCATAAAGTATCGGATCTTTTGTCTTATATTAAGAATCTTTATCCAAGTCTGGACAAATCTAGAATATTATTATTAACTACGGAATTTAAACCATTTCCAGATGCCTGGTTAACTAGAGACGAGATACCAGATGATCAAACGGGGTGTTATATAGTTCCTTTAATATGTGGAAACTTAGAGACAATAACAGCTTCTGTAGTAGGACAGGCTGTCGTAAGAGCAGTAGTAGGAACAGTTATTAGCTTTGCTCTAGGCGCAGTTATACAAGCTATTATGCCTAAACCAAAAAGACAAGACGCAGGTATAACAGATCAGGATAGAAGAAATAATGATGCTTTCGATGGTATAATAAATACAGTTGACAGCAGTAATTCTATACCTTTAAACTATGGTATGTTGAGAGTTGGCGGCCAGATTATTAGTGCGGATGTAAATACTATTAATCACGAAAAAGGTGATGTAATTAATGTATCAAGCTATGTATAAATCTTACTATATTATAAACGGTAGATATGTGCCCTTTATCTCTGGAGGTAAAGGAGGATGCTTCGCGGCAGGAACCCTTATAGATATTCCTGGCGGTAATAAACCTATTGAAGAAATACGAGTAAATGATATAGTAATTAGCTTTGATCATTATGGTAAACTATCAGAGAATAAAGTCATTCAAATATTCGAGCACGATGAAGATGAGCTAGTAGATATTTCTTTTTGGAATGGTAGTTTTAAAATAACACCTAATCACTGGGTTTTAAATGAGAATATGGCTTTTACAGCTATAGGTAATTTACAAATAGATGATGTCTTAGTTGATAGATTAGGATATTATAGACCTATCTTAGAAATTAAAAATATAGGTAAAAGTAAAGTATATAATTTTACTGTAGAAAATGATCATACCTATATAGCCAACGGCATTCGCGTGCATAATAAGGGTGGAGGAAAGGGAGCTTCTCCAGCTCCTGCTGTGGAGGCGCCTAATTCTCTATTTTCTACTGATATTTTCTTTGGCACTTTAGCTTTAGGAGAGGGACCAGTATATCGTATTAATCCTAATGGACCTCAAGATATAGAATTTAACGAATCTACTATAGACGACTTAATAAAAATAGATGGTGATGGAACTGTAAATACTGAACTATTCTATACGGCACAGTCAACAGGGACAGTTACAGGTAAAGGATTGCCAGCTAGTTTAGGTAGATTTGCTGGTAAAACTGTAACGCCTCAAGGACTAAACTCTCCAGTAAGTCTTAAAAAGGGTAATTTAGAGAGTATACCTAAAGTAGTTGTTACACAAAACACGAGTCAAAGCGCCTGGGATAGCTTAGAATTTAATTTCTTAATCTCTGGGCTACAAAGTATGGATAACAACGGTAATGTCAGTGGTTACTCTGTAGGTGTTAAAATAACTATTTATGACTATACAGGAGCTAATATACTTAAAGACGAAAACGGGGATGATTTAATAATAGAAAAAACTATATCAGGAAAAACTAATACTAATTTTAAATTTCAAATCTCAGCTATTATACCTGATAATGTCAAGAGTGGAAACGGATATCAGTTTAAAATTGAAAAAATTACTGATGATTCAGATAGCTCTAAAATACAAGATACTATACAGTTTGTTGGATGGGATGAGATAAAAAACTCTAAACAAGTCTATCCTAGAACAGCACTGCTAGGATTTGCTTTAAAATCTACTGCTGAATATTCAGGCTCTATTCCTACTGTTACTTCGCTTGTAAAAGGCCTTATAATAAAGGTTCCTAGTAATTATAATCAACCTGTATTAGCTACAGGAGAAATTGATTGGAGAGAGTTAGAAACTCCTACTTCTGGCGCTCTTTCTTACACTACTTGTGGATATAGCTTAGAAAATCCAGGATCTTCTACTCAGCTTACAGAAGCTAATCCCATAATTTATAAAGGATCCTGGGATGGTACTTTCGTCTATAAATGGACTCAGAATCCTATATGGGTTCTATATGATTTATTAACTAACCAGTCTTACGGATTAGGAATACCAGAAGGTAACATAGATAAGTTTAAATTCTACAAGATAGCTCAATATTGTGATGCAGTTGACCCTAAGACAGGTAGATTTACAGGAGTCACTGGATATGCAGACGGCACCTTTAGAAGTAAACCTAGAGGTAAATTTACCACAGTAAGAGAAAATCAAATTGGAGTTAGTTTAGGGACTCAGATCATAGAGCGCAGATTTACTTGTAATATATCTCTTAACAGCCAAAAACAAGTTATGGATATTATTAATCAGATTACTGCTATATTTAGAGGTATCCTGTTCTACTCTGGCGGAAAGATCTCATTAAATGTAGATCTTCCTGATGAAATACCCGTAGCTGTATATAATGAGACAAATATCTTAAAAAACTCTTTACTAATTAGTGGTATCAGAGAGTCAGAAATTTTAACAGGCGTAGAGGTATCTTATCTTGAGCCTAGAAACCATTCTCGTAGAGAGTTAGTAAGAATAGACGACCCTACAGCTATATCTGAGCTTAATTCTATAGAAAATGTAAAATCTATAGATTTACCTGGTTGTGATAGACGAAGTCAGGCAATGAGGTTTGGGCAGTATTTATTAGCATCTAGCAAATATGTCAGAAGAAAGGCTACTTTTAAAACGCCTGCTGAAGGTATGACCTCTACCATTGGAGATGTTATAGCAGTATCTCAAAGAATAGGAGGTATAGCTTGGGGTTACGGAGGAAGAGTATTTGCTAACGCTACTACAGCTACTGGAAATGTAATACTAGAACACTTTACTAGTCCCGCTATTACAGGTTCTGTCATAACTGGGAACACTAAACCCATAGCTTTGAGAGTAATTAATAGAGAGACAGAGAGAGTAGAGTTGTATATATGTAATAATACTTATAGTTCTGTATCTAGTTCTAATGTTAATGCAGGCATAGACCTTATTGAACTTACAGTTCAAAAAGTATACAAACCACAAACTAGAACATTTGCTTCTTTTAGTACTTTTACTTCTAATAATGTTCCCGTAAAAGGTGATATATGGTCTTTAGGAGAGGTAGATCCTTCTAATTACTATACCAACACTAATGATAAACTATTTAAGATAGTAAACGTAGAAAGAGATACTGATGAGTTAGTTACTATAACTGCTACAGAATATGTATCTAACGTATATACAGATTCTGATAGCATTATTAGTTACGTTCCTGTTAAATATACCGATACAGCTAATCCTCTAATACCACCTCCTGCACCTATATTAAAAGTAATACCTAGACCTATAAAGAATTTAGATGGATCAGTACAGTATGACTTAGAGATTTATGCATCTACTGATACTACCGGATACCCAATTTCTATTGCTACAGAAATGGAATTAGCTAAACCCTCTGAAATAGTGCTGGCACAAGGCATATCGTAATGGCATATAAAACAATAACCGTAGAAAATACTTCTAATATATCTAATGGTATCGGAGTAGCTCTGGTAGGCAAAAATGGATTTAATACCCTTCTAGGATCTATACCTCTGTTATGCACATCAGTAAATAGAGTAGATGTTACTGGAGATAGAACTATAAAAAATGGTAACTTAGAATTTACTGTTACTGGATTAGCTAGTGCAATAGACTTAAACTTTAATAAAAATGTATTATTAGTTAATGATGACCCTGCTGTTTTTGGTAACCTAAAGGGTATTGATTATGTAGGAATACCTATTAATGAGAAAACAGATACGGGTGCAGATATAGGACATGTAGGATATAATCCTATTGTAACGCAGATTAGTATGCCTATAGAGAGTTTTAACTTAAGTAATAATACTTTAAAGGTTAATAATAGTGTAAGCGCTAACCACCCAGAGACTTTCTTATTAGATAGTTTACCTGAGCCTCCTTTCTACCTAAAAATAAGTCAACTTTTAGATCAGACTAAATTTAATAATAATAGCGTGTATCTAGAAGGATATTCACATATATTTACAAAGACTTTTAATATTGAGGCTATAGCTGTTGCAGGATCTTCTACTGTTGATATAAACATAGTACCAAGATATAAGACTGCAATTTCAGTATATATTGATAACCAAGAACAAGCTCAAGGTGTTTTTACTTGGGATAGTAAATCTAATATTACTGTCCAGACTGGAACTGGAAAAGTTCTTACCGTAAGAACAAACCACTATACTGTCCCTATCATAGAACCGGGAGATAATATTTCTTTATTTTCTGGTAATATCTATGCTGTTTCTGAGACTAGTTACAATCCTTCAAGCCCTAGTTATAACTCCTATTTAACTACTAATTGTATTTACAGAGTTAAATTTGCTACATCGCTTACTGCTAATATATCTGGAGTTACGGGCGTAAATATATCTAATGATATTCAAGGCACTGTAGGAAATTTAAATGCTACAGCTAATACATTCACTTTGGACTATGACAACACAATATATCCAGGAGTTTACGAATTAGGATCTTATAAAGTATATAACGTAAGTTTAAGTAAAACTTTTGAATCCTTAGACATAAGTAAAGAAGGAAAGATAAAAAATATAGCCCCAGGAAGTTATGTTGTAAGGGCTAGAAATAAGAATAGTTTTAATAGAAAAAGCGCATATTCTACTAAACAGGTAAATATTGATACTTTACCGATAGGAAAAGTAACAGATTTACAAATATCTGAATCTCTTTACAGAGATAAACAAGTTGGTATTGCTGTTAGAGCTACTATAAATTTTACTCCTATAGTTAATCAATCTGTTACAGACTATGAAATATCTTATAAAATAGAAGATAATAGTTCTGGAGCTGATCTGCTTACTTATACTACTGTAAAAGTGTCTGCTAGCGGTATAGCAGAAGACGGAAAATTATATTTTAAGATTGATAATATAGAAAGAGGTGCCTCTGCTGGTAATTATCGTTTTTATGCTAGAGTTACACCTCTTAATAATGATATCAGAGGTATTACTACAGAAACCTCAGCAGATATAGTGGGTAAAACTGCTAAACCAGACGGAGTAACCCGTTTTTCAGCCAGTCAACTTGGAGATCAAATTTTATTCTCTTGGACAGTTCCTAGAGATCAAAACGGTGATCCTCTAGAAATAGACTTATATCAATTTGAGATAAAACAATTAACAGGAACTTATAGTTCTGTCACAGAATCTAACTGGGAATCCTCAACAAGTATAGGATCTGCTTTTGCTAACGTAAGTTTCTTAAATGCGCCTGTTAGAGAGTATGGTACTTTTACGTATTTATTGAGAACTAGAGATACAACAGGTAATCAGTGTGAAGCATCTGATATAGCTGTATACACTATAACTACTATACGACCAGCTAGTCTATTTACTTTTAGAGCGTTCAGCGAGGATAATCCAGGTGCAAATGATTATATATCTGGATCTACTAACAATAATTATTTTGAATATTATTATCCAAGTTTTGCTAATTCTGTTCATGGAGGAATAGCAGGAGCAGGTAGAAGTATAGTTGATAACTCTAATGGTACTTCTACAGGATTTACTGTTGGTGTAGGCGTTACAGATCTTAATGCGTCTGCTAATGCGGTATATTATACTCAAATAAGAGATTTAGGACAACTTATTACTGGCAGGTTAGTATCTAGTGTAAACGTTATTCAAAGTGTTACTTCAACATATAATGATTTTAAAGAAAATGTTCTCGTTGGGGTATCTGACGCCTTACAAAGTCCTGGATTTTTTCAAGATAGCGCTCTTACAACGTTTTTAGATATAGCAACGTATGATACAGATAATAAAACATTGACAAGCGGAGGTCCTAGTGGTAATGTTTATGCTATATGGAACTATGGACAGTTTGTTAATGATGTATCAAACGCTAATAGTTATGCCCTTATACTTAGTGTGACAAATTCTTCTTTAGGCATAATTCAATTTAGTAATACTTATTTTGCAAATGGAGTGTCTACAGGTAGCAATATATTAGCTAATTTAAGTGGAAGTGCTACTTCTTATGCATTAGTTAATTTAACACAGTATAATGACAGATTAACATCTACTTTTGAGGGGCCAAGTAATTCTATATCTTACAACGTAGACTTAAGATATTCAACTGCTAGTAATGTTTATTACTCTGGTAATAATCAAGTTAATACTAATGCTTTCGTAGGATTTGCAACCAACGATGGTTACGCTCCTTTAACTGAATCTGATATTACTTTTAGACATTTCCAACTTAGAGTTTCTATAGTAAATTCCAAACCCGGACAAGTGTCTACTATATTGGATAAGCTTAGATATGCAGTTAACTTAACTAGAAAAGTATTTTCTACTAGTAATACGATAAATTCTAGTAATACTACTATAGATTACAGTGTTGCTGGATTTACTGTAGTCCCTACTATAACAGTTAGTCAAACATCTGGCACAGATCCAGTAGTGCCAATTATTACAGGTAAAACTAATAATCAATGCGGCATATCTCTATATTATTCTAGCAATGGAGTATCTGTTACAGGTATTACCGTAGATATCAAAGCAGATGGAGCATAAGTAATGCCAAGTTCAAATACATTTTCAACGCCTACATCGAGCACCTCTTTAGGAACTGCTAGAATTCAAATAAATGAAACTCTGTTTGCTTTATTACAAAATTTTTATAGTTCTGGCATACCTAACTCTACAAATATAACATACGAAGGAGGAGCTACCGCTCCTCCAAATGGTATGTTGTATGTAGATGCAACAACTGGAGCCCTTTATAAGGTAGATAGTACTTTCAATAAAAATTCTGTTTTAGGACAAAATCTTTCTAGATACGGTATAGGATACCGTATAGAAAAAGATTTAGTACATGCTGTTGCTAATATAGGAACTTATGAGATAGGTGAATTCTTTAGCACTACATATACGGGCGGACCTGCTGCTAATGCTAGAATGTATATGAAATATTCTAACAGTAGCCCTTTTATAGTAGATGTAGGAGTGCCGCCGACTGGTTCTGTAACTTCTACCATCGTGGCAGACTCTGCAATAACTGATGCAAAATTAGCAACAGGCGGTAACTTAAAATTTAACACCGATGGTAAACTAACTGTAGGTAGCACTACTCTTAGCAGTAACCATCAACTTACAGTATATGGTTCATATAATACTGCTTATGCGAACGCCTCTACACAGACTCTTACAGATGGGGCTACTATATCTTGGGATCTATTTTTAGGACAAGTAGCAACTGTAACTCTTGGAGGTAATAGGACTGTTGCGGCTCCCGGTAATATGAGAGTAGGAACTTACATACTTCATGTTATACAAGACGGAGTAGGCGGTCGCACTCTAAACTGGAATAATGTATTTAAATGGCCGGCAGGAGTCGCTCCTACTCTTACTACTACAGCTAGTAGAAGAGATATGTTTTCATTTGTATCTGATGGGACTAATATGTACGGAAGTATGTTGCCCGATGTTAGATAAGGAGAATCAATGGCATTAACTAAAATAACAAGTTCAGTAATTGGAAGTAATGTAATTGGTTCTTCTCAAATAGCTAATGCTGCTATTGAATCTAGACATCTAGCCGGGTCAAATATATTCTCTAATATCAGTGTTAAGTCTGCTAATGTAGGCAGTTTCTATAGCTGGTTTGATTCAAACGCTAATGCTTATGGCTATACTGCCAATAGTAAATTTTCAATTACTAATTATTTTGTAAATGATATTGAGCTCTTCAAATATGGAGTATATTCCAGAACAGTTTTGACTAGACCAGAAAACGTATTTAGCATAGAATCAACTACTGGAGGCGCCGGCTTATTAATATCTAGTAATAGTGTTAGTATTGGAAAAACTAATCAATCTATATTACCGATAGCTAATTCTTATGTATTAAATGTTAGAGGCGGTTTTTATGCAGAAGCAGATGCTTTTTTAGCAAGTAATTTAGATGTTTTAGGTTTAAGTGCTTCTCCTAACGCTGTAGCTAACGTAGCAACTGCTAATAATTGGTATTTTGCTAATGATTATAACACTTATTCTACCTTAGCTGCAAACGATGGAACTACTCTAGCAACAGCATTCGGTAATGACCATGCTACTTTATTCTCAGCATATTCTAACGATGGATCTACCTTAGCAACAGCACGTGGTAACGACCATTCTACTTTATTCTCAGCATATCAAAATGATCATGTTACTTTATTCTCAGCATATTCTAATGATGGAACTACTCTAGCAACAGCACGTGGTAACGACCATGCTACTTTATTCTCAGCATATTCTAATGATGGAGCTACCTTAGCAACAGCACGTGGTAACGACCATTCTACTTTATTCTCAGCATATCAAAATGATCATGTTACTTTTAATTCAATTACTAATGATCCAGCAATTAAATTTACTAGTAATAAAACTTTCTTTAGAGATGTTATAATTGAGGGTAATTTATTTATATTAGGAGATAGTGTAACAGCTAACGTATCTAATATTTCTACAGAAGATAAAACTCTGGTAGTAAATTGGAATAGCACAGATGCATTGGCTGAAGGCTCTGGTATTCAAGTAGCAGGTACCAGTAGCGCTTTACTAGCTAATATTATATATGCTTCTGCATCAGCATCTAAATTTAGAATAGGAGCAGGTACTTTAACTTCCGCAGATGATATAGCTAGAACAAGAGACTATCAAAGTAATGATTATAATACTTATTCTACTTTAGCCGCTAATGATGGAGCTACCTTACTAACTGCGCGTAGTAATGATTGGAATACTTATTCTACATTAGCTGCAAATGATGGAGCTACTCTACTTTCTGCTCATCAGAATGACCACGTAACGTATTTAGCTGCCTTAGCCAATGACGGAGCCACACTCTTAACGGCTCGTCAGAATGATCACGTAACATATTTAGCTGCCTTAGCCAATGACGGAGCCACACTCTTAACGGCTCGTCAGAATGATCACGTAACATATTTAGCTGCCTTAGCCAATGATGGAGCTACTCTACTTTCTGCTAGAGGTAATGATTATACTACATATTTAGCTGCTTTAGCTAATGATTTTAATACTTATACCAGTTTAAACGCTAATTTGAACTCCGTTCAAAGTAACGTAAACGCTAAGGTATCTAAAGCAGGAGATACTATGACAGGTGAATTAACTCTGTCTGGACCTCCTACTAGTGCTAGTAATGCTGCTACTAAAGCCTATGTAGATGGCGCTTTGGGGTTAAGTCTTCAACCTAGATATAATACTAATGTAAGCTCCGGAACTAGCAATTGCTTCTTTGTTAGAGTAAGCGCAAATAGTCCTGCTAGCTTAGACTATGTATACAGCTCTCTTAACGGAATCGATCAAGTTAACGGAGTAGATTTTATTTATAATAGCGGAAATGATACGATACAGTATACTGACAGCTCAGTGCCTGCTGGACTACGAGTATTAATAAGAGCTTTCACAAATTAATAAAATTAACTTTGTCAAAAAACATTCAGTTATATAGAATATAAGGAGTTAATATGCCACTAAAAAAAGGTAAGTCACAAAAAACAATTTCTTCAAACATAAGTAAAATGGTAAAAGAAGGCTATCCGCAAAAACAAGCAGTAGCCATTGCTTTATCTAGTGCAGGTAAGTCTAATAAACCTAAGAAGGCTAAAAAATGAAAAATAAAGAATATGATTATGAAGGAGAAATGGCTAAAAATACACTAAGAAAACTTATTGTATTTTCTCAAGAACTTCTTCCTATGATAAAAGATGAACAACAATTACCTGCTTGGCTTCAAGATAAATTCTCTAAGCTAGACTATTATGTCAGTGCTGTTTATAGCTATATGAAATTTTCTAATCAAGAGATGGAATCAGCTAATTCAGAAAGTGAAGAAGAGGACTCAGAAGAGTCAGACGAAATATCAGAGCAAGAAGAAATGCAGCTTGAAATAAAGCTAGATGATATTGTAAAAAAATGAGTATAGCTCCTAGTTTTCTTCAAGAGAGCTCAACTATAAGGAAATCTAAAATGGCAAAAGCTTCAAAAAAAGATACAATGAAAAAAGATGCGGGTCTAACCGCTAAACAAAAGAAACTTCCTCCTGCACTTCAGAAAATGATTATGAAGAAGCAGGGTGCAAAGAAATAAGGAGATTAACATGGGCATGAATAACGAAACAAGCGGTAAGCCAATGCTAATGAAGCATAAACTAACCCCTGTAGGCGGTACAGATTCTAATAGCACCAAGCCAGGCAGTGGAACAGCTACTGGTACAACTAAGTATGATCTAAAGAATGCAGAAGCACATTATCGCGTATCAGGCGGCCCAACACTTGGCAATCCAATGGGCGGACCAGATAGACCAGCTTCTTCTCACTCAGGGTCACCTCTAAAGAAGATCACCGTTCCTAATATGGCTCCAAATAATAGTGCGAGAAACTAATATGGCGAAACCGTTAGGGTCTGGTAGAATTATGACTAACCGTAGCATTTACGGAAATGTTACTGGACGCGATGTCGATGAGGTTAATGATACTCTTAAACCTACATATAACGGCATTAATGCAGGTGTAAAAACCGATAAATCTAGAAGACATTTAGACTATGGCCAAGAAAAGCCAGTAAATAGTTCTAAGTAAATTGGCTACCAAAAAAATAAAGAAACCTAAAGTTAAATTAGAAGGCCATCCATACCCACATGGCGGATTGGATTACGGTAAGAACCACCCAACCGTTCCTAAACAGTATGGTCAGCAATTTAAAGTTGATAGCACTTATTACAGACTTAGCGGTAAACCGACTCTAGGATTACCAATGGGTTCTGTGGAATCTACATCGTCTAATAAATTGCCTAAACCTGCTAAAAATATTAGGTCTAAAAAGAAGACTAAATAAAAAAACCCCGGAAGTTATTCCGGGGTTTTCATCATTGGAAAGACTTGATTAATTACTTTAGCACATTCTTTAGCAATTAACATATGCTCTTTTTGGGTTCCATTATCACTACGCAATTCTATATAATGTATCCAACTACGTAGACTTCCATTCATATATAGTCTAGTTTTAGTTAAACCTTCTGGAAGTATTGCTCTAGCTTGCTCCTTAGCAATTCCATTGCTTACAGCCCACTTATAATATTCTCCAGCTAAGTATGCAATAGCTCGTTGATATTCTTGCCAAGTTTTATCTATGTCTACTTGGCTAGGGTCTGCAGGATCTAGGTCTATAGATTTTTGCCTATTCTTAGTATCTTGAAATCTAGTTTCCCTAAATTCAAACATATTTCCTAGTTCTTTAGGTTCTGCATATCTTTGTGAGAACTCTTGAAAGGCATAGCTCTTATGACGAATTATTTGATGAGCTATGTCTCTAGTAGTTTCAACCTCTAGGCATACATTTACCATCTCTAAAGGCGACCAGTGCTTATTCTTAATGAGATATCTGATAAGTTTTTCACTAGTTTCGGTATTAAATTGATTTGTAGGATTAGATACTCTAGCGCAATATGCAACTAATTCCTGAGCATCTACTATACCTTGATTATATAGTTCGTCAGTAGGTTGAGAGTAACTTATTAGTCTAACAATCATTAGAATTTTAACCACCTTTTCATTCTATTATTAAAATCGAACAAGGCTTTAATTAGTAAAAACATTGTTACGATATATACTAGGCTCATAAATAAGTAGAAATATGGTCCATGTGCAACATACACAAATATGGTCATTGATACGCTTACTACTAATAAGAACCAATCAAAATATTTATTAGGATACACCGGAGCTACCAAATCCTCCACGTATAGTTTCTTCTACCTGTCCGTAGGTAAAAGATACTTGAGGAACAGGTCTTACACATATCTGTGCAATTCTATCTCCCGGATTCACTACGAAATCCTTACTTCCGTTATTAAATAGAATTACTTGAACCTCTTGTCTATATCCATAATCTACAGTTCCAGGGCTGTTCAGTACGAATACGCCATGTTTAGCCGCTAAGCCACTTCTGGATCTGACTTGTATCTCCCAGTAAGGATCTTGAATTTCAAATTTCAGACCTATAGGAATTACTTCAAACTTTCTACTAAATATAGTTAAAGGTTCGTAGATAGCGGCTCTAACGTCATATCCAGCATCAAAATCGAAATGTCTAGCGATATCCCAACTAATGTCTAGCTTCTTCTCCAAGACATGGGCCTTGCCGGTTTTTTCTACCTTAACATTAATGGTTAAAGGTTGTGATTGCATTTAACGTCTCCAAATTTATCTCTTCGCCTTTTCCTGATAGGATAGCTTCTTCATTGTATTTGATAAGGTTAATTAACTTCTCATTACGAATTAGTATATCTTTGCCTACGTTTAGATTTTGAATATACTTAGATCTACCTTTTAGTGGTAAGGCCTCTAGTAGAGCAGTAAAAGTCTTATGCTCTCTAGCTATAGCAGTAGCACGCTTTTCGCCTATACCTTCAATACCTACGATATTATCTCCGCTATCTCCAGAGATAATTCTAGATATCATATACTCTTTAGGAGTTACCTGTAGTTTTTCATATAGAGAATCTACGGTAATCTCTTTTCTAGAGAAAATATTGAAAATACTGATATTCTTGTCTAGGAGTTGATATATGTCTCTATCGCTAGAAATAACCCAAATATGATCTGCTGTGTTTCTATTTTTTAGAACAGCATAGGTTATCAGATCGTCTGCTTCTACTCCTCTAAACTTAGCTACTGAGAAAGGTATAGTATCTGCTACGTCGTTTAGACAAGCAAAAAACTGATCGTAGTGCTCTTTCTCTTTTTCGTCTTGAGGCTTTTTACGAGTAGCTTTATACTCAGGATAAAAGTTAGTTCGATAATAGCTTTTACCAAAATCAAAGGCTACTATAATATCCTTGCAGCCGTAGCTTTTAGCTAGGCTCTCTACTGTTCTGCAATAATCATCCTTGAAGTTATTGTAATTTCTTCGCTGTAAGTATCTATACCCTAAGTTATTGCCATCGCAAATAAGTATATTTTTTCCACTTACAACAGGTTTTTGAGGAATGTATGATTCTAATTCTGAAAGATCATTCCAACCTTTTGTATCTTGTTCCATCATTTGTATATTATACCGTATTATTGTAGTCAGGTCAAGAAGCTTTAGTAAGTTTAAACTTATCTAGCCAATCAGATAAAAGACCCATCTTAAACTTATAACCAAATACTTTATATTCTATTTGGTGCTCTAGTTCTATATCTGAATCCCAACATATAAAATCTTTACTTCTATTCCATCTAAAGATAAGTAAAGGTTTTTTATTCATTACCTTAGCTTCTTCCATAGCCTGTTTCCAGAATTCTAGTATGTCGGTAGTCTTAGCAGTAAGTAAGTTATTAAACTCCAACTCTGCATAATGTTTACATTCTATTGTATAAGGAAAAGATGCCGTATCAGATGGAACCCATAAATCACCTTTTAGGTAAGATATGGACCCACTTAACGGCATCCTTTCAAATTTTATATTCAGTTCTTCTGTAAGAATGTCTCTAATTTTAGCTTCAAAAGCAGAGCCTTTTGTTTTACTTTTACTAGCCACTTCATGTGGTCTCTCTTTCTTATAGTTCTAACCTTTGTAAGTTAGAATATCCACCGATCAGTTCGTCGTTAATTACAACGATCGGAACTGTATTCATTTTATACTGTGTTTTTAAGGATGCTAGTTCTCCAGGATTAAGGTCTTTTAGCACATCAACGTAGTTAAACGCTAGACACCTAGCGTTTAACCACTCCTTAGCGGCTACACAGTATGGACAATTGTCCTTTCCATATACTACGATTTTCATATTACGCAACTATCTCCATCGCAGAACTTATTAGCATCTGCGTTATCGCCTTCTTTGGTTAGGCTATCGAAGTTAATTGGCTTTAGTGTAGCCGCATACTTCTCTAACTCATCCTTAGGTGCAGTAGTGTAAGGAGCTTGAGCATATCCGTGATCTGATACTGGTAGAAGAGATACTCCCTTTAGCCTGTTATCAAATGCAGATAGGGCTCTTGCAATCTGATCAGCTTCTGACTGATTAAACGTAATAGTAATAGATACTTGATTGTCTGCCCAATAGTGTTGCATATCTACTGCGTTTGCAAACTGTTCCCAGATTGAGATATTCTTATTAGAAATAGTTCCTTCTCTTAGTAGAACAGGGAAATATACTACGACTGTTCTAGTAGGATCTGATACTGCAGGCTCAATTCTGTAACCTGCTTCTTGTAAGAGTGGTACGAATGGAGAGTTTGCAGCTACTCGAACTGTTCTATAATAGTTCTCGCTTTCGGCGTAGTGAATGCCTGGTAGCTCGCCTGCTACTAGAGATACTGTTCCAGATGGCTTTACCGAAGTAGTTTTTATACTCTTTGGAACACCAAGCCATTCAGCATATTTCTGATCTACATATTGAATATATGTATAGGCTCTGTCGCAGAACTGATCGAAATACTTGTGTCTACCAAACTTCAACATTGCTGTTTGAATACCGCTCTGAGAGCAGCCAATTCTACGGTTGCGAGTAATAACAGCATTAGTCTCTGACCAGTGTGTAGCCATTAAGGTTACTGTTTTAGCATACATATAAGAGAACTTTAAGGTTCTTTGGAAATCCCAGTAATCTTTGTGTTTAGCAGGGAAATTTTCTACTAGGCAGCATAGTTCATAGGGCTCAAGACTCTGCTCGAGGCAAGGATTACCACCACGAACTCGGTAGTCTTTATTGTTAACTCCGTCCTTCATACGACCATATTTTTGCATATTGTCAAGCCAAGCAAAACCTGGCTCACCATTTACTGCAATACTTTTAGCCGCATCAGTATAATCCATTCCAACATAGGCAAAAAGAGAATTATTAGAAGCCCAACGCCAACCGCCAAATTTATAAGACCATTCATAGTTAGCATATTTCTTAGCGATTTCACCACGTGCATTCCAGTCATTATTGTATCTCTCGTATTCTTCTTCTGATATAGCTTTTAGCTCTGGTGGAGCGATACTGCCAGTCTCTACTCCAAACTTATCCCAACGCTTCATCTCAATAAAGTCTTGATCGTCAGGCTCTGCAAAGGCGATCTCTGCTGTTCTGCGAACATTTCCAGCGACTACTATTTTACCAATTAGGTTCATAATATCTACTATATCTGTAGAAGATAGTAGATTATCATCGCTCATGGCTCTCTTTTCAAGAACATCGCGAATACCATAGAAGCCTTGTTCTAGAGGTTCAGGTCCAGAAGCTACTCCACCAAATCCAGCAATAGGATCTCCGTATGGACGAACTAGAGATGTATTAATCTCTACTGGATTAGAATCCGGCTCAAGATATGAATCGATTAGGCAAGAGATAGCTTCTACCCATCCTTCTCTTGAATCGTCTACTACTATGGTCTCTACAGTCTTTCCAGATGGCATGTTGACAGGTAGTCTATCAGCACCCTTAGTATCAAACCCTACACCTACTCCAACCATTGACATATCCATCAGGAATGCGAAAGGCTTAGACAGCTCGGTTTCGATATTCTCGGTGGAAACGAATGCACAGTTATTTAAGCAGGCACCGCCTTTTTCCCACACAAAGGGAGTTCCCATCATCCATAGACCGCGTCCAGGTGGTAGCCATTTAAATTCAAACATACGAGTAGCAGCTTCTTCAGCGTGCTTTGCAGCCTTTTTATCATTCCAAGGAATGTGTGATAGCTTAGCGTGAGTCTTAAGAATGGTAAACATTCCTTCTATTACTCTGATAACGCAGTCTGCCCATGTTTCCATGGTTCCGTTTGCTTTCTTTCTAGAGTATGTTCTATAGAAAGTAAAGGCGGATAGACCTCCGAAACCCCACTGTTCTGTAGCTGCTTTTAAGTCTTTTTTGAATTTTTCACTAAGATAAAAGTGAACTGGCTTTGTGCCTGGTGCAATCATATTATTCTCCTATTTTAGATATGTTGTTTTGTTTTACGATTTGAATTTTTTCGATAAGTGGGTGCTCAAAGTCGTGAGAGATAAAGAATGTATTAGCATCTTCCTGCATTAAGATATCTACTAGTCTTTCTTTTCCTGCTGCGTCTAAGACACCTGTAATTTCGTCTAGGAATAGTATATTTACTTTACTACCACCAATTTTAGATAAAATATTCCTTATGGCAAGTAGGATAGAGGTTTGAATTCTACCAAATTCGCCACCTGAAACTGTTTCGATGGGTGTTTCTTTACCGTTATTAGCAACAACGATATTGAGTTTTTCACCATTGAGTCTGAAGATAATCTGGAACTGTCCGTCAGAGAGTTCAGCGAGATAATAGTTAATCGTGCTCTCTAACTGCTTAGTAAGGTTTTCTAGCTTAAAAGCAACGATGCCTGAGGTAGAAAACGCTTTTTTAAGAATGTTCAAATGATTAATCTTTATTTTAAGATTTATTATACTATTCTCTAACAACTCTTGTCTAGCTAAAAAATCTCTACGTTGCTCTACTAGGGTTTCTACTCTAGTATTGTGGATATGAACTTGATTGTTATATCTATTAGCCTCTTCTATAGAGTTTTGCAAATCATTTAAATATTTTGTTGTATTGTCGTAGTCTGTTTTGATAGCTGCATAGTCTGGGTAAACAAAGGGAATTGACTTATCTATCAGTTGTGAGAGCTGTTCAAATCTCTCGATAGCTTTTTGATTAGTTATCCAATTACGATAGGCTATACTCTCTCTATTCTCTTGCTCTCTGTGCGACTTCAGATCCGCCTTAAGTTCTGTTAGTTCAAAGTTAAGTTTGCCTATCTCTAAATCTATCTGATTTTTTAACTCTACGCCTTTAGAGTTATCAATCTTCTGACCGCAAGCATAGCAAGAATCACTGGTATCAATACTAGACTTGTTACGCTCTAGGTCTTTGACTTTCTGAGTTTTTAAGGTGATAGCAGTATCTGCTGCTTTTATCTTGTCTGAAAGCGTTACGTCTTGGCTAGGCTTTTCAACACTTACATCAAATTTCAATCCATCACGCTCCTTGATAAGCATTAGGTTCTTATCAATCTTGATGCACTGAGCGTTAAAGTCGTCTAGCTGAACTTTTAGATGAGCCCGCTTAGTTTCTGCTTGCGTGTCATAAGGAGGAACTGGTATGAGCGTTTTCTTATCAGTAATAGTAGTGCTTTCTAAAAACTTTTTAACTCCTGAGAGTTCACCCTGTAAGGTTGCGTGTTCTTGTTCGACATCAGTCATCTTTATCTTCAAGACGTCACCAATCTCAAGATACTTCTCAAGCCCAAAGAGGTTGATTAAGAACTTCTTTCTATTAGTATCTGTAGCCTTGATGAAGTCTAAGAGATCGGTACTACTCTGATAGGTTAACTGAGAGAATACCTCAAAAGGCATACCAAGAATAGTGTGTAGTTTCTTATAGGTATCAGGAATCTTATGTTCAGAGATATCTTGTCCGTTTTTTAACAGCTTGACCTTACTAGAATCTCCTACACGCTCTACCGTGAGATCATAGAGGTCTTTGTCTACCTTGAAACTAAGCTGCCCAGACCAACCACGAGCAGTAGTATGTCTATTAAGGATATCGCCTTTTTTAATACCCTTGATGTTCTTACTATAGAGCAACTCTTGTAAGATTAGGGATATACTAGTCTTACCATT